CTGCATAAGTTTTTAATTTTCAATTATTTAGAACATACGTTATGATTTTAAGTACAACTTTACTGTGTTTCTCAGTGTTTAAAGGGGTTCTATGATGCTCTGATAACTTGAAAATGCCGCAATCATGCACCATGTTGCACAATTGCGGCTCTTAACGCTGAAAATAAACTGAATAAATACTGCACGGAATTATGGCAACACTTAGACTATATTTAGATACGAGGGTAAAAAGGCAGGATGGTACGTTCTCCATCCGGCTTGCTGTCAACCACCATGGTGGGACTGCCTTCATTTCCCTCAATCAATACTGCAAGAAAGACGAGTGGGATAAAAGGGCTTGCAAGGTGCGCAAGCGTCCGGATCGTGATGCTATCAACGATTTCCTTCTTGACCGCCTTAATTTTTATAATAGAATGATGATGAAGGCGCAATGCAGGGAAACATACCGGGGAGATATTACGGCTAGGGAACTCCGGGACTTAATCATGCTTGAAGCTGATCCTGCAAGGGAAAAAGTCGCCCTGCTTCGAGATGGCTTCATTGCCTACGAGGGCAGGAATCTGAAAGAGAACACGATAAACAGATATAAATATACTTGGGCAAAGATTGAAGCTTTCCTTGGGAAGGAAAAAGCGGCTCTGCTTACATACGATGAGATTAACCGCTCTTGGCTTGAAGATTTCGATGCGTTCATGGCAAAGGAAGGCTTGTCGAGGAATACCAGAGCCAGCAGGATGCTCTGTGTCGCTGCTGTCTTCAACTTTGCGATTGATAACGAACAGACGAAAAACTACCCTTTCCGCAGGTACAGTCTCCGGCTTGAGACAACGAAAAAGCGAGATTTGTCTGTTGAGGAAATCCGCTCTATCTTCGAAGCTAGTGGTGATGAACTGGTCGACATGTTCCTGCTGATGTTCCTGCTGATTGGTATCAATGTGAGTGACTTGTTTGCCTTGACAAATGAGAATATCGTCCGTGGCAGACTGGAATACGACCGGGCGAAGACTGGCAGGCATTACTCCATCCTGCTTCATCCAGAAGCTCTCCGCATCATCGAGAAGTACAAAGGGGAAAAGAAGCTGCTTCGTTTCTCGGAGCATTTCAGAAACGTTGATGTTGCAACGGTCATGATTAACAAGAAACTCGCAAAGGTGCGCCCAGGGCTTACTACGTACTACGCTCGCCATACGTGGGCATCCATTGCCTTCAACATTGGTATACAAAAGGACGTGGTGTCGCTTGCGCTGGGTCACTCGTTCGGTGTCCGGGTAACTGATACCTACATCAATGCAGACCTATCGAGAGTAGATGAAGCAAACCGCAGGGTTATTGATTACGTGCTATACGACAAAAAATAGCCCTTATTTCTTGCGAATTTGCCGCAGAAACGGCTAAAATTGTTTTCGGGGATAGTTTTACGTGCTTACCACGTAAGCGGCTCAGAACGCAAATTTCGTGGTAAATCGGGAAAAGAGCACAAAAATACCCCAGCGGTGAAAAAGTCGAGCCGCTGGGGTAATAAGTGGAGACCACTTTAAACATTCAGTGTTGCAAAGGTACGCTTTTCCTTTGAAACCACCAAATTATTTTCCGAAAAATTTCTTTCTCAACAAATCATTGATGAATCGTGACTTGTTGGGTAATGCGTTGAGGAAAGGCAGCAGGTCGTTGTCTATCTGTATGCCAACCAGCTTGACCGTTGCGCCTGCACCCTTCTTCGTTCTCTTGATGTTTCTTCTATTCTCCATATCTGTCTTTTTTAAATTGCCTATCTAACTTCGTTTTCATTCTGTTCATCTTGTGCTCCAGCTTGCCAATCTGCTTGTAGCTTAGCCACTCCGGCTTGATATTCAACGACAGCCAGTACTGTCGCATTTCCTTGCAATGCCGGTCGATACTCGGGAAATAGAGGTGTCGCTCGTATGGGTTGCGAAGGAAGTACTTGCAATCGGATAATAGACGACCAAGCATCATGTATTTATGCTTCTGCCCTTCTCCAAGACTGACAAGCCTTCCGTTGTCCCCGATCCACAGCATTGCGCCCTCTCCCTTCCATTCGAAATCGAAAGCCTTGCTTACCGGATAATAATAGCCATCGAGCACCGTGCCTTCCTTTAGGTCTCGCCCAATCTCTCGCAGGCAGGTTCTTCCCCAGCTGGTCGTTACCTCGACCACTGCTTGTGCTGGTATCTTGTCGTATTCCTTCATATCTTACCAAATTTAAATTTCTCGTTCCGTGATGTAATACTTGTATGTCACTCCTCCCATTTTAACCTTGAAGTGTCGGTCTCCTTCTTCCAGTATTTCTGCAAATGGGTTGTTCCTGAAGGTTTCCTTAATTCGAGAAAACCTTTCCTCCATTATCTCCTTGGTTCTGTAGTCTTCGATGTGACTATCAACTTGCCCAAGGCTATTTTTGCCGTTCAAAATGTATTGTTTCATATCTTTTAATTTTCTTATTTCTCGATGAACACCCTGCTATTCTGACCTCTTCCGTTTCTGTTCCAGTACATTGTTCCGTCAACTGAATAATCGGTATCTCCACCGCTGCAAACGTACTCTGTACCTTCCTTATCCCAGTAGTGCTGACCTTTTGTTCTTACCTTTGCAAGTGTTACTTTTACCATTTTTGATGTATCCATATTCTTGTTGTTTTGTGCAGGGCTTGCGCCCTGCTGATTAATACTTTTCTATCCAATACTCTGTTGTACAATTCACTCCCAAGCATGCAAATTCAGTCTTGAAATAACCTTGACGTACCCAGTGTGGATAAAAATTATAGGCTTTTTTATATTCCCTAAACAAGCCGTTCAAGAATTGCTCTGCCTTGTCCTTGCGTGTAAAGTTTGCCAGCTCATCGATTTCCTCGCCTTCAACTTGTTTCTTGATGTAATATTTTGCTCTTGCCATTGTCTTGTCTCCTATCTTTAATCGTAAAGCTCTTTTAATCCGTCTCGCTCGTTAAGTTGGGCTGCAAGCTTATCGGCTTCTTTTATTTCTGAAAATCCGAACCACTTGTTTGAGTGATCAACAACCTTGTCTCTTCCGTTGATTTCGGGTTTTACGAGTGCTACGGTGTGACTTCCGTAGTACTCGATTACTCTCCATACTTTCCAGTCGCTCATTTTTCTGTCCTCCCTTGATTACTTAGCATACAATGTAACTACAAGTCCACGTCTCAAAGCGCAACGGCAAGCGTCCATACCAGCCTTCAATGCTCGCTTGATAAACTTATTGAAGAGTTCTGCACCGATGAGCTTCAAGATACCGCTTACACCTACGAGTGTGTTTATCTTCTTGCCATCCTCTGTGCGTCCGAAGACCTTGATACGAAAGTTTGAGTTGATAAACTTTGTTGTAAACTCTAAAATGTTTGAATTTGACTTTTTCATTTTCTTTGGCTTAACCGTGCTGCCTAGGGCTTAGTTACCGAATGTTTCAAAGTGCTTATCTCCTAAACACGATGCAAAGATATTAATATTTTTCGGTTCCACCAAAACTTTTCCCGAAAGATATTAATATTTTAACTTTTATTGGCTGTTTATGTCGTAAGCACGGATATTTTCGGTCGTTTTCGGTACGTTTTAGGCTGTTTTCAGTACGCTTTCCACGCTCTATATAATAATAACCTGCACGCATTAGTTAGAATGAATATAATCTAACTCTCATAACCCCTACCCCTTTTCTCTCAATGAAAAGTGTTCTACGCACAAAAAATGGGCAGAAAAACGCTCTCCTGCGCTTCCTGCCCTTCTAAAAATTGATATTATGATTGAACCTATTGAACTCTCTTCTTGATGCGCTCCTTTATCCAGTTAACCGCAAGAAGGAACAGAAACAGAATCACGCAATCGCCAATGAATAGCCTTATCTTGTGCCATGTGCTCGCTGGCTTCTCCACCTCCTTGGTCTTGTATCGGTTGACGTAATACTTGACCTTCACGGTGTCGGTCACGAATTTGTAGATGTCGCCCACGATGGTGTCCGTCTTGGTCGTTGTCCTCCATCTGGTAGTCGTAAGATTATGCCACCGCTCCTTTATAATGGTGTCTCCATTGATGTATACCAGCACGCTGTCCTGCTTGAATATGCTGTCATGCTGCCGTGTGTCCTGCCAGTGGATCTGTCGCTGGTTCACGCTGTCACGTCTTATACTGGTGTGTACGCTGTCGTGATAAACCGTGTTATTTGCGGCTGTTTTTGCGCAGGAACAGCCCAAAATCAAAAGTGGGGTAATTATAAGCATTGCGAAAAATAACGCCGCAGAACGCAAATTTCGCCCTTTCCTTGAATTTTCCATACTTTGAAATGTTTGATTGATGTGTTTATTACGCAAGCACCTTGATTTTTAAGGCTTCCTTGGCTCGCTTCAAATACTTCTCGCAGGCTGCCAGTCCGTTGTACCCTCCGTTTATCTTCCTTCTGATAGCCTTCAAGTTGTCTTGGTCTGCCAACTCATTGCAGCCGAAGGTGTCGAATACCCACATCGAGGATTTCGTTGCTCCCAGAGAACGCTCCAAAAGTTCGGGACTGCCCACTACATCGAAGCCGCAATAATTGGCATACTTCCGGTAGTTGGCTCGCCCGGTTATCTGAATAAGACCTCTGCCCTTGTACTTCACGCCATCGCCCTGCTGGGTGTTGCCGAGGTCTTTCCTGCCCTCGTAGGCTCTGCCGCTTGCCAGTTCTTTGGTGTATCTGAGCTCACCGGATTCGTGCGCTATTTGCGCAAGATAATGAGCCATGCGAAGTTTCGTATTGATGTGGAAATGCTCTGCCCATCCGTTTATGATTGGAAGATAGGTGTCTGCCCTGCTGCCTGCATTCGGCATTACCTTTAGAAGTTGCGCTCTAGTTATCCTCATTGTCTCCTCCTTTCTTCCTTTCTTCCTTCATAATCTCGACAACCGCCTTCGCAATCTCGTCCTTATTCTCCAGTATTACTTGAATCGTGCGGTCTTGCTTGCGTATCTCTGCCTTCTCGTATGCCTTCTCCCTGATGCTCTTGAACTCACACAGAAGCAGATAAACCGTCCAGGCGATGGAGAACATGGGAAATGGAGAGATAACACACGTAGCAACGTCCATAAGCGAAGCGATACCGAATGTCGGGAAATACTTCTTCGCCTTGTCGCACGTCTTCTTCAACCCGGTTGACGTTCTTGCAACATGCAGTTCCTTCGCCTTCTGTATGCCTGCTATCAGGTCAATTGTCATCGCTATCAGAATTGTAGCGAAACAGATAAAAATTACTAGGGCGCACAAATAAAGGTGGTGCACCTGAAAATCGTGAAATACTTCGCTCATATCAATTAATTTTTTTGGTTTATTCCAATTTTTCCCAGTCAATGGTAACGCCCTTTCCGATGATGTCTGCCGTCCACCTGCAGAATGCCATACCCTCGTATCCGTCCGGATCACTGGCTACGGCAATAGCATACTGTACGCAGTCGCTCTCGGTCTTGATTACCTTCGGGTAGAAGTCCGCATAAGCCATATTAGCCAAATAGAGAATATCCCCGAGGGTCGTGCCCTTCGAGATTATCTCGTTGTTTGTTGCCAGCCGGATTTCGTCTACCGTCCAACGGTGGCTCGTTCCGTCTACGTTCTTCATCTGCTCGCTTGCCTTGATTGCTAGCTGCTTCGTAAAATGGTAGCCGTGCTTGGCAACGTATGCCGCGTACCCACTGGCTCCCATGAGTGCCTTTGCTGCCTTCTCGTATGGCAAGCCGTGGATGATGTCGCTCTCTTGGTGCTGGTGTCGCTCTTCCTCGCTGTCGCAAGAATGGCGCAAAACGATGATTTTCTTCATTGTGCGCCCTCCTATCCTAGTTTGTCGAGTAATTGCTTAACCATGCCACGAATGCCGCTTATATCGCCCTCAAGTGCCTTGAAACGTTTCTCGGTTTCCTGCTTCTCCTTGATTGCCGGGTTCAAAGCTGCAAGAAGTTCTTCGCCCTTGGCTTTCCGCTCCTTGCTTGGCTCGTATGCCTTGATTATCTCATCGGCTTCATTTACCAATTTCCCAACTTCGGGCAAAAGGTCTGCCTTATCGGTTGCCAGTACGGTTTCGCCTGCAAAGGTAACTCCGAGGTGTTCGGGTATGGTGTAGATGGTCTGCTTTCCCTCCACCTCGATTGTTACGTCTCGCATTGGCTGTCCGCTGCTGGAAATGGTTGCGATGCCAGTGTTGATGTGCGGCTGGTTGTCTACGACCTTGCCTTCCTTAACTTCCACCGTCTGCTTGTCTAGCAGATAGACCGGGTGATTTCTCTGTATATTCTTAAATTCCATGATGCGCTCTTTTTAGATAATTCGATAAATAGACAAAAAGGGGTCTCACTGATAGAACAGCGAGTTGCCCCTTGATAGATTTTGTTCAGACAGCCTACGCTCCAGTGGTGGTTGTGGTGGTCTTCAACGCTGCAATCAGTTCAGCGTTCTGTCGCTGCTGGCTCAACTCCAGGCGTGCATCGTTGTACCGCTGCTGCAAATCCTGATGCCAGTGATTGTTGAGAACGTCAACGATACGCTGGGTGTTGTCTTGGTTCGAGCGGATGATGTCGCACTTGTCCTGCTGAAGCTGGAAACCGAGTGCCGAGAAGCCTCGCTCTATGCTGCGGTTGTTGAAGTCGAATCCTCGCTGCATTGAGTTGATGATGTCCTTCTGCCCCAGCTGGTTCTCGTAGCCCATACGGTTGATGTTCTGCTGGGTGGTGCAGCAACAGTCCTTCAACTGCTGGATGATGTTGAGGTTTCCGAGGTTCGCTGCGTTGATTACTCGCTCTGCGCTGAAACCAACCTTGCCGCCTACATTTTGGATTGCTGCCTGCACGCCACAGACTGCATTCTGCAGCTGGTTCATATCGCAGTTAAGGTTCTGCGCCAGCTGACCAAGAGCAACGTTGTTGCCCTTCACTGCGTCCATCAGGAGTGCCGTATTATTGCCGTCCTGCATCTGTGTGCGAAGGCTCGCAATCTGATTCTGCAATTCCGTGTCCTGCAAGTTGCCGCCACGGTTATTCCAGTCTCGCATCCAAGCCATCATCATCATATAGGCAAACGGGTTATTCATCCAGTTGCCCATACCACCGCCCATTGCCGCCATAAGCGCCATAGGGTCATTGTTGTTACCTCTAGCGAGCAAGGCTGCTGCTAGGTTGTCATTGCCACCGTCCCCAGTGCAATAAACTTTCTCGATAGTGTCTGCCATAAAATTTTGAGTTAATTACGTTACGGAAGCCAAATATTGGAATCCGCTGCAAAGTTACTCTGATTTTTGGCTCGCTCCAAAAAGTTAGTACACTGGTATTTATCGAATTATTGTCAAAGAACGCTTTTGGTTATTTTCTTTTTGTTTCTTAAATGCAAATCGGCTCTACGTCCTTGTTTAGAAGGGTCGCTTGTGCCGTGGCAAGTCGATAAACTCGAGACGTACTGATATAGGTGTAAGACATCTTGCTCAGATGTCTCACTGCTGAAACGGTGCGGTTCAGAACGGTCGCAATGGTCGTTATGCTGAATCCTGCGTGTATCATCTGCTCTACGACCATACATCTTGCCATTACGAGATTTTCAGCTCTAGACTTGCCGAGAACGTCTTCTCTCGTAATGCTCAACTCTCCGTTCTGAAGTTCAATAGCACAACACTTGATTACGTTGTCTATAACTCGCAATAGTTCTTTCTCCTTGTCATTCATAATAAAATGTTTTAATCGTTGCCCAACATAGAATCAATCATTCCGTCAATGGCTTCATCGGTCATGCTCTTCTTAATAGAAGGATCTGCGCCAATTGACTTCATCATCATAGCTACCCAGGGGTTGTCACTCTCCAGCGTGGATTGTATCTGCTCCTTGTATGCTTCGTGAAGCTCACCCGATTCCTTGTATTCCAAAAGAACCGTGCGCAAGGCTTTCACCACGTAGTTATCCATCAGCAAGGGATTGTCCCTTGCCGATGATAATTTAGTAAGAATCACAGCCAGTGCTTCGTGTAATTGTTTCTTCTTCATATCGTCTTATTTTTAAATTTTAAAAGTCAGCGACTTAGAGTTCAAGTTTACCACCACAAGCATATCTTCTTGAGGTTTTAGTAACTCCTGCTTTAGGAGTTACCGGTTTTGCTCTACCAGTACTTTTTCTCATAATAGTGTATTTTAAAATTTTAAAATTATTTTAGTTTTACTTGTTTTGAACAAACTCTGCGACAAGAAGACTAGCATTATTAATCTTAATTAAGCGTGCATAGGTATTGTATGCCGTTTCCAAAAACTCAATCCTACTAAGAATTGGACCATTTGATGTTTCTTTCATTTTAAGCAGAACGCTAATACCAGCCTGGCTGCAAAAAGTGTGACATTCTTGCGCTCCTGTAAAGACTACCTCCAGGATGCCTCCTACCGATGCCTTTTGAAACCAGTTAAATACGTTGATACGACCTGAACTATTCACGTTAACAATTTGATGATTTGCAACAAATGGAATGTTTGAATTTTGAGAACTTTCAACAATAGCTGTACCAAAAATTGCTTTTATTTTCGTCCAAAGATGGTTTAGTCCATTTTTATCTAAGAAATTCATATAAACCCCCTTTCTAATTTAATGCATCAATTACCGATATTGGGATTGCGCTGTCCGCAGTTGCACCATCCGCAATGCCATCTAGCTTAGCCTTATCGGAGGCTCTCATGAAGCCGTTTTGACCAGGATAAGGTCTTCCCCCAGTATTTCTGGGTTCAGCAAGAGGTACATCCGCTACTTTCACCCTCCCATCACCTAGTGTATATACAAGATTTCGAATTGAAGTGTTTGAAGTAGATGGCCCATCGGATGCTACACCTCTGAAATCCATATTTATTACCGCTTCCGTCTTTTTGGCGTAAGGCGTTAAATCGACCTTCACGGTGTGAGTACCGATTTTTTCCCACGAACCATTGGTATAGTAATACTCTTGATACACATCGTTGGCATCGCTTCCGTCCTTAACGATGTATATCTTGTTACTCTCGCCCGATGAAGGAAGGCTGGTTACCAACTTGAACAAAGATGTATCGAGGTTGCCAAGTTGTGCGAGCGGGATTCTTCCGTTGGCATCAAGTCCTGCGATGCCACTCTTGCCGCCTACCTCCTTGACCGAGCCGTCTGCCATCAACACTTGGGTTGCAGTGCCACCAGTCTTCACGATATTTATAGCTTCCATTCCATTTTCATCCACATCGAAAATGTTTATAGTTTCATTTTCATTACCACTTGTTGTTATACCTAGGTGTTCTCCGTTAATCATATACTGCAAACCGCTTTCAGGATTAATTTCACCACCTTTTTTGCTAAAAAAACGTTCATTAGCCCAGTCCTTAATCTTCTCCCAAAAGGAAGCAAGTCCAATTGCGTCTAAAAATTGCATAATCTATTGTTTTAAATTGTTATTTACTTGTAATGTCTGTTATCTGTTCCTCCGTGATTGCTGGGGGAAAATCCTTCGTCACGATGTCGGTCACTCTGTTTGAAATATCCTTGTAGATGTCCGTGCCGAGTTTTTTTGCTGTCACGCTGCCGTCTCTGATGTTTCCAGTTGATATACAGTCCTCGGTCAGATGGTCGTGTTTGACCGCTCCCGGTTGTAGTTTATCTGAGGTCACACAATTGGATGCTAGGTGTCTGTTCTTTACAGAGCCATCGGCAAGCTTCGCTGCCGTTATCGCCCCATCCGCAATTTGCGCTTCCATTATTGTTATCTTGGCGAGTTCACTCTTGATAATCCTAACGACCGCATCGTTCTCCAGTTTATCGTCCATCATGGCAAGCATCCTGCTTAACTCGACAACGATGTCGTAAATTTCCGTGCCGACACGCACCGCTGTGTTTTCTCCAACCTGCGTTGCATCTCGTATCAGCTCTGCCATACGGAGCATTTTTTGAATATCCTCGTTCATAACTTATATGCTTTTAGTTGCCTATTGCGTGAATGTGTGCCCTAGTCCCTCTCTGTGCCTTCACTTCCCCTTTCGGGGTGAATGTCTTGAGATATTCGAGAGCATCTGATAAATATCTTTCTGCCATATCCATGATGTCGTTGTACTGCTTGTTGCTCGAAACGTCTTGAACATGGTCTGAATAATCGTCTCTGTGGCGCATTCCACCTGCTCGGCTTATAATTGTGCCATCGGAACGAAAAAGCCTCGCATACGTGAAATAAGCGAGTGCTTTGCGTATTCCGCTGGTGTACTTCTGCACCTTGGTTTCTTCTTGGCTGCAATCTCCATTCTTCTTGGTGGTGTATTCGCCACCGTCCAGGAAAGTTGCAGGCTGGAAATCGGGCAATACTGAATCGCCCCACTCTCCCTGCTCGGTCGCTGCCTTGAACCGCTCATACCCTATGGCTGGTATGATGTTCGCATCTTCGCATTCCCGAATGTATGCGTTCACTTCATCCTTATCTAGGTGTACGCTGGTCGGTCTTGCCAGTTCTCGGAACTGATCAACCGTGATAAGTTGTTTTCTTTGTTCTCCCATAGGCTCAATCAATTAATCTATAGTGTTGTTTCCTGCCGCTTCGCTGCTAATATACTTCAACGGCTGCAGCTTGGGGTATAGGTTCTGAATGGCTGGGTCGTGCCAGTTCTCGAAAATCTTTTTGAAGGCTCGCTCGATGAAACGCTGCTCTGTCGTTACCTCTCCGGCATAGTACTCGTAGGCATCCTGCATCACCTGCCCACTGAATCCCAGCTTGCCAATACGAATTGAGTAGAAGAGTTCTTGGTGGAACTGTGCGTAGATGCGTTCAACAACGCTGCTGTCTGTTACAGAAAACTCCTTGTCGAAGTTCTTAGTCGGGAAGGCGACAACCTTTGGTTCGTCTTCCTCGTTCTCAACCTCTACAGCAAGAATCTTCGCTGTGTTCTCGTCCCCCTGGAACTGCAAAAGGTCTTCATCGGAAATCATCTGTCCGCTCTCAACCTCTTCGCCTTTCTCGTTGAATTTAGGCACGCCCTTCTTGGTTACAAGCATACACGATACGAGGAAGTTGTTGCGGACGTTTCGCATCTTCACGTTTCCCAGTCCCTCATCGGTCGAAATTTCCGTGATGGCAGAATCGTAGCTGGCTGTCGGATAGATGAACTTTCCGTCTAGGCTCTGCCACAGAATCTGTCCCTTGTAGCTGTCGATGCCTCCTGCGTTCTCAATCTGTTCAAGAACGATGTCAGGGTCTGGATTGAAGACGTTGATGCGTTCAATGGTCTTCTCATTCACCATCAAACGCTTTCCGTTCCTCGTTTTCTTCTGCTCCCAGTCGGGATGCAGCAAGACGTGCGCCACGTTCCCCTTGTCGTCCGTCTCTTCAAGGCGGCAATTCTCAAAGGGTACGTGGCTCACGCTCGACACCTGCCCTAGAACGTTGTAGTTAACATGAAGGGCAAAGCCTCCAAAGCGTGCGAGGTCTTGCGCTACGTTCCGGAGCAAATCGTCTGCCGTGTCCCCCTGCTGGTTCATCGCCAACGATGCTAGAATGTCGCTATCAAAGCCGTAGCCCTCAATGAATCGGGCATATCGGTTAAGGCAAAGCATTGCCGTACCGCTGGCTTCCGTGATGCGTGCGAGGTTCTGCGGATATAGATTATCATATCCGTATGCCTGCATCTTGAATCGGCTGACGTAGCCAATATCAACCCTTCGCTTTGGCTTCTTAACTGTCTTAACGTTCATACTGCTTGTGTCGTTTTACTTGTTGTTTTACTCTTCTTCCTTGCCTGCTTTCTCGGCTTGGTCGAGGTCTTTTTTCTTGTCGCTGCCTGCTGTTTTTTCGGCAGGATCTTTCCCGGTGGTATCATCTGCACCGCTGTCGCTGCCTGCTGGCGGCTGCTTGTTCTCGATGAGTTCATCGCTGGGTATCTTTTGGAAGTAGCTTTCCATGTGTGGGTACTTCGTCAGATATTCGTGCGCTACCTTGTCGGTCAGGTTCTCGTTCGTGAAAATCTTACCATGGTAGAAGTCCGGGCAGGAAATGATAAAACCTGCCTTCATTGCGTAATTACATGTTTTTGGCATTGCCTTTTCTTTTTTGAGTTTTAGATAAATTTCGATTAAAGCATCGTGGTAACACTGCTGGCAGGTTGTCGGAACAAAACGCTTGCGTGTTACCTCGAAATATAGAGTTTCGATTACTGCCTTGTCGGTTGCATCAAAGGGACTGTCGAAACGTGCCTTCAACTCCCCGACCTTGGCTGTTGCTTCCTTGTATGTCATAGGCTACGCTGCTGCTTCCGTCAGAAGGCTCTGATACTTGGCTGCTGTTGTCTCGCTGTCGGTGTCAAAGAAGAAGTAAGCTGCCTTTGGTACGCTCTCCTCTTCCAGCGTGATAAGCCAGCCGCCCTCGGTATCGCCTGAGTACTTGTCGTTCTCGCCTGCGCTTGCCTTCAGTGCCTGCGAATATCCGAATACCTGATACTCTGCCTTTCCTTCCGCTCCCTTAGAGAGGTTGCGAAGGATGATAACGAACTTTCCATTCGCCAGTCCGTCAATGATATTGGCGCAAACGTCAGGTGTGTTAGCCAATACCACGACTGCTACGGTGTTCTTCCAGCTGTTGCGGTACGTGCCAACGGTCAGCTCGGTCTTGGTTCCAGTGAATGGCTTGCTGCCTTCCTGCCGGATAGCGTATGCTTTCTTGCCAGTCTTCAAAACTAATGTTTTAATTATATTGCCCGCTACAACGGACTTGGTGAAGTCGATGTCGTCTCGGTTGATGATAAGTCCATCGCCCTCCAGTCCCTTTGTTACTTGGTCTTCGCAAGGGATGATGATGTCCTGAGCGATAAGGCTCTCGCAAGTTGTTGCCATATTAATTCGTTTTTAATTGTTATATCCCCAACACCGTTTTGTGGGTGTTGAGGATTGTCAAAATAACTTAATACTAAACTGAAAATTTGGAGCGATTAGTAAGCTGCATGGATCATGTCCTCTTCGAGGAGAGCCGTTCCAATCTTACCAGTAGCATAGAGATAGTTTCTGCGCTCCTTCTGGTCGAACCAGATGTCGAGGTCGCTGATGAGATTGTCTGCGTCTGTACCAATCATAAGGTGCTTAGGGTTGCAGAATACCGCACGGTGTGGAAGGTTGACTGTCGTTGCGCCCTTCTCGTATGCTTTAATCATTCTGTCCCAGATGCCGACACGTGCAATCTTCACTCCGTTGTAGGTCGCTACTTCGAAGCCATCGAACAACTTCTCCCATGGCATAATGTCGTGGTAGGTCTTCTTGAGGTCGTAGGTCAATGCGTCAGCAAGCGAGCGTGTCATGAGCAATACGGCATCGCTGTCGTCAACGATACGTGTGTCTGCATCCATCAAAATGGTGTCTACAAGTGTAGTAGCCGCACCACTCTTGCGCAATGCAGAAATCTGCAATGCTGCCGTGGTCTCGCTGTTGGCTGCGATGGCGGTATGTTTGGTCGCTGTGGCTGTAAAGATGCGCTTGAACAGACCATCGCAGACGTTGAAATTACTGATATCTAAGCCTGCTGTCAGCTTGCCGCCACCGCCACCTTCTTCACTTGCCAGGGCTGCTTCCTTGTCGCCAAGCCAGCCGAAACGCCAAATCATCTGCTGCATGGCTCGCTGGAGTGCATCTGCATAGATTGTCATGAAGTCGGTGCTGGTGAGGTCGCCAATGGCTGTACCAGTCTTCAATGAATACTCTGCGATGGTTCCCTTCAATGCCTCGTAGCAAATCTTGAGAGGGATTTCCCACTGTCCGAGTTCCCAAAGCTTCTGAGAGTTAGCGATACCCTTCTCTTCGTAGGTAGGGTCGCAACCGCCACCCTTCTTACCGACCATTTCCATCTCTCCGATAAGAGCGATAGGGTCTTTCTCTTTGACCTTCTGAATGTTCACGAATGAAGAGAAGTCTTCATCGTTGTAGAAGGTTTCCTGCACGGCATCCTTGATGCTTGCGAGGTTTTCTGGCTCGAGTTTAAGGTTCTCGAGTTGCTGTTTTGTAAATCCTGCCATTATTTTCTTTTGATTTAATGGGTTAATACTTGATTATTTCTTGCCCTTTTTGTGGAGCTTGGCAAGTCTCTCCTTGATGGCGTTCTTGCCTTCCTCGACAGCGTTCACGTTGTCGCCTGCGCCCTTGCCGCTTGGCTGTCGCTGTGCTGGCTGGTAGTGGCTGCTGAAGCCTGCTAAAACCTTCTCAGCACCGCCTGCCATCTTCACAGCATTCAGGATGCGCATGTCTTCCTTGCTCTTTGCGAGTTTCTGTGCGCCTGCCAGCTGTGCCTTGGTGTCGTTCAACTGCTGTTTGAGTGCTGCTACCTGCTGCTTCAACTTGGCTACGGTGTCGTTGTCGGTGCTTGATGCGCTGCCGCCCTCACCGCCTTCATTGCCTTCACCGCCTTCATTGCCTGCGGTCTGAATGTCGGTAATTACACCGTCTTCGACAACAATTGTCTTACCGTCCGGCATTTCAAACGTTCCGTCCGGACTTGCCTTGTCGCCAACTTGTGGATCTCCCTCTTCACGCTCAACGGTCAGTGTCTGTCCGTCCGCTGTGTTGAGTTCCATCGCCTTTGGCTCTGCCTTGGCTTGTGGCTCTGCCACCGCCTGCTCTGCTTCCTCCAGTGTCTTCACGCCCAACTTGGCGAGAATCTGGTCGAGGAGAGAAGCCTTTACTTCTGTTTTCTTCTCCATTGCTTTTGGATTTTGTTGTTTTGAATTAATAAAATTTTCTATGTTGCGTTTCGATGCGCTTGCGCTGAGTGGTACAATGGTGCTGCTGATAAGACCTAGGCGCAAAGCCTCGCTGGTGTTGATGAAGATGTCCTTATCCATCAAGGCTTGTATCTCTTCCCTATCGCACTCGCACCGCTCTACGTATGCGTCCACCATCATATCCTGCCACATCTGCAATTCCTCGCTCTGGTTTTTCAAGTCCTTTGCGTTCAGCTGGTCGCCTAAAAGGTAGCCAGGAACATATGGGTTGTGCAGGAGGAAGGCAGCGTTCTCGTATGCCTTGCGGTTCTCCTTTGGTGCTGCAAGCATGATGATTGTTGCCATGGATGCTGCCTTGCCCTCAACGGTGCAGGAAATCTTCTTGCCGCTCTGTCGCAGTCGGTCGTAAATTGCCCAGCCTTCAATCACCGAGCCGCCATTGCAGAAGATGCGCATATCGATTGTATCATCGTCTTTCGGTATGCTTGCTGCAAAAGCATCTATATCCTGGAAACATACGCAATCTCCTCCCCACCATTGATACCAGAACTTATTGTCTTGGCTGTCGATGTCGTTGTATATTCTGAGTTTTGCCATTGAATCGTGATTTTTTAAGTTTTAAAACGCTGCAAAGATACGATATTTTTCAATATGTTTATCTCGTAAGCAGTTAATTTTTCTAAACAAGCCGAAATTTTGCGTTCTAAGCGGCTTTTATTGCCTTTGGTGTGTAACCTTACCACCTTTAAGCGAAAACCGCTCAGAACGCGAATCTTGAAGAAATAACTACCCTTTAAATCCTGCCAATATTCTCTATCGTCTGCACTCTACGCTGGGTTCGGTTTATTTCCTCAACGCTCACTACTGGCTGTGGAGCCATCTGATACCCTCTTGCTACAGCTGCCGCCAGCATATCCATACCGATGTTGCTGCCTCCGTTGTTAACTACGATAGGAACACCACCGCCTAGCTGGTTGAATGCGGATAATATCGGGCTGAACATCGAAGTCGCCTTGGCGGTCATTACGCTCTCGCCATTACTAAGCCTTGCCGGGATGCTGTCGCTCGTTCCGGTTCCAGAGCCTTGGACGTAGCCACCAGTGGAAAAGCCCTTGACGGCTGCTTTCGCTCCGGCAAAGGCTGCCTTGGTTAATGCCATCATGCCTGCTGCACTGGCAACGCCAAACCACGACTTTTCTGCCAGCTCATGTGCCAACATCTGTGCATAGTAAGCCGTGATTGCCATCTCAATCGCATCAAGCAAAGATGTGATCATGGATTTCAAGAAGTTGTGGAAGGATTTGTCTTGCTCATTGAAGAAACTAGACAGTCCATCGCCCAGCGTAGAAATCATGTTAGCCATCATCTGCTGGCGTTCACCGATTTTCTGTTGCTGCTTCTTGTTCGAATCGTCTGCCAGCTGTACCTCTGTGTCGTGGAGTTGCTGCTGGAGCTGCTTCTGCGCTTCCGTGTTCTCTTGGGTCATTGCTAGCTTCTGCTCTAGGAAAGCCTTATACCGCTCCAACTTGGCTGCGTTGTCGTTCTCCTCATCGCTAGTGCCACCACCCAATATATTTGCATCCTTGCGTGCCTTCTCTGCGTTCTCGAACTCCTTGTTGAGTTCGTCCACAATTTCCTTCGCCTGGTTCTTCAAGTCCGCTTTTGCTTTTATCATGATGTCGAGAAGTTTTGCCTGCATTTCCTGCGCCTTTTCCGCTCCAATTTGCCCTGCCGCCACGTATGCGTCAATGCTTCGTGACACCATGTTCTTCTCCAGCTGTTCGAGGTCGTTGCTGTAGTCTCGCTCGTTGTCGTACATACCTGCGAGGTATCGCTTCTTTGCGTCCATCACTTTCTCGTTGTACTGATACTGGATAAGCGCAATCTGTGCCTGCAATTCTTTCTCCTGCTTCTTCCTGCGCTCGGCTTCTGCCTTAGCTTCCGCTTTCTCCTTTGCTCTCTGTGCCTTGGTCTTGGCAGTGCTGCCATTGGCTGCTGCTGGTGTCGTTCCCTTGCTTCCGGTCACTGGCTCGCTGCTGGTCGCTCCACCGTTCACGCGGTCTAGCTTTATGTGTTCGAGCCTTCCGTTCACGGTGTTCTCGAATCCGTCAGCAAATGAATTGCCTATCTCGATACCAGCATTCTTGATGTCCTGCCATGCTTCCTTAATCGTACCGGATATGTCAAAAATCTCTTTGAATCCCTTCTGTGCCTTGGATAGGTCGAAAGTCACGATACCTTCGAGAATATCAAGCATGCCCTTGGCTGCAAAGCCCATCCTCTTGAATGCGTCTATTCCAAGATTGCATACGAGCTTGATTGCGTTCCACATCAAGCGGAAACTTGTGCCGAGTGAATTGATTACCCCTCGCAACAGAAGGCTGTCATTGTACCAATCGATGAAGTAGTTTATCGCCTTCACCACTCCCTTGATAACTGCCGTAAGTGATTTCTTTGCAATCGTGCTCAACTGAGCCTTCATGGTCTCGAATCCACCCCCGGTGTAATCAAAAAGAGAAGCCATTGCGTCCTGCAATTCCTTGGTTGCGTTCAATTCGTCCTCTTGCGCCTTTGCAATATCCCCGGACTTTGCCTTCACTTTATCCATGTTCAACTCAACGTCACCGAGCATCTCGATATACGCCAGTCCGGCATCCTCTCCCGGACCACCGAAGATGTTGGCAATTGCGCTGCCTACAGCGGCACTTGATTGTGGGAGTTCCTTCAACTTATTAGCCACCTCTTGCATAACCTGGAATGTGGTCTTGCTTCCGTTCTGCAGTTCTGTCTGTACTTGCTTGGATGATATACCTATTCCGTCAAGTGCAGCTGCCGTAGCGGTTGTCATTTCTCGCAGTCGTAGATTTCCTTCCTTGATGGTATCAACGCCCTTGTCGCTGAAGATACCCTCCTTGGTCGCTTGCGTTGATATTGCCACCATTTCTTCTGCATTCAGTCCGGCTTCCTTGAAGTATCTCGGGTATTCTTTAATCGTGTCGAGGAACTCACCGTTGGCGTTTGCACCGCTCACCAGTCCGTCTTGAATAATCTTCAAACTATCAGAAACGGAAATACCGAAAGCCTTGCTCATTGTATTAGCAGACTGCATCGTCTCCGTGAATTCCAAACCGAATGTATTGGATACCGCAAGAGCCTCGTTGCGCACGGATTTCATTTCGTCCCCGGTCAATCCGGTGAACTGCTGCGTCAGTCGTGTGGCTTCCATCAATCCCTTGTTGTAGTCATACCACCATTTGAATGCCATTCCTGCGCCTGCCACACCTGCCATAGCGAGGAAATAAGGGTTGGTCAATAAGGAAAGAGCCGTATTTTTCAACGCACCAAACTTTACCTTTAGGTCTTCCACGGACTTTCCCATTTCCATAACCTTTCCGATTCCAGTATCATCAACAACATCAAAACCGAAAAACTCGGTGTTCTGCAGGTCGTCAGCCGCCTTCATCATGGAATCATAATAGCTGCCGACACTGCGCTGGAATCTTCCAGTAGCCTCCTCAGCCTCTTTCAGCTCCTCTATCAAGTCTTGGATATGCTCCTGCATCTCCTGACCCTTGGAACTATCACGCTCGGCACGGCTCATCTCATCGTAAGCCTTGGTGGCATTGGAAAGCTGGGCACGCAGCTGCTTCAAGCTGCCTTCCTGCTCGTTCTCTGTGCGCACGTTGTTCTGGATCTCCTTCCGCAAGGTGCGCACGTTGTACTGATACTCCTTGATGGTTGCGTTGATGGCTTCCGTCTGCACCTTCATTTCGTTGGTCGTGATGGTCTTGTCTTTTTCCTGCTGCTGCAAGTCCTTGATGGATTGCTTTAGCTGGTCTATCTTCTCCTTGTATCTGATGATGCCATAGATTGCATCCTCGTACTTGACCTTGATGTCAAGAATCTGCTGTTTGTCTTCACTTACCATAGTTCGTTCTTTTTAATTGTTCAACTCTATCATTGTAACCTCGCAATATCCGCTGTTTGTTGTCTTGATTTCCAGAACAGCAAAATACGCTCCGTACTGTGCAAGGTACACTGGCTTCGTTTCGTCAAAATCTAGTATATCCAAGTCCGACAGATTGAGCCGTTCCGTGATTACGTGCGCCCTGGCGATACTTGCTGCAAGCTGCTTGTACTTCGTATCGAAGATGTTCTGAAGGTCAATATCAAATCGAAGTGCAGCTTGCTCCTTATCATCTCTTAGCGTCATTATCCGCTCCTTGCATCCCTTATACTCTCCACCATTCTTCATGCCGAAAGAATCAAGTGTTCTTATCGGTATGCGGTTGTCATCGCTGGCTGCAAAAGGTAGCGTCCATGTGTCCTGCTCATAGCCCAAAGTCTGGTTGCTGATTACGAGGTCTGCATCATAGTCCCCGGTTGTCTCTTCGTCTTCCTTCCACTTGTAGCGGTTGTGTTGCATAAAGTCTGAAACGGAATACTCGCTTTTCCGTGGTGCACCTTGGCGGTCATACGGAATGAGTTTTCCGCTCCAGTCGTAGGCGTTCGCCTTGTTTGCCCAAACTCTGGTAAACATGATAAACTGCACTTGCGTGCTGTTGGTCAGTTGCCTAGGGAACGAGCCAGTTATCAAAGCCAGAAACTTTATGAAGTTTGTTACCTCGATTTCAGGCAGGTTTATGCCGATAGGGAAACTTCCCCCAATCGGAACGCTGTCCCCACTCTTGACGCTCGCAGTGATTTTGCCGCCATAAACGGAAGGCATGTTGACTGTGTTTATTCCGTGCATGATAGTCTCAAACGTCAGTACATCGTCCTTCTTTAGCGATATAGTGTTTGTCCCTGCCGAAAGCAAATAAAGATAGCCATCGATAGCATATCTGCGTAGTACGACCGGGTACTTAACCTGTCCATCCTCGTACTTCAAATCTCCGAACTCGTATTCCTGCGTGGATGCCTCACCTCCGGTGGTACTTGGTGTTGTTACGGTCATTTTCACGCCCATAGGCAACTGAATCTCCGCTGCGTCTTCAAACTGATGTCTGACGTAGTATTGCACTTGCACATCAAAGATCAGTTCGCAATCCTTCGTTATCGTCAGTTTCTGTACATCGCTGCCAGTGCTAGGTGTGACTGACGTCAATGAGTTGTTGACGGAAAAGGAAAGTGCTCCCAGTCCGTCACGGCTCTTAACGTCTGCGGTCAGATTACCGATGATTGTCTTGTCGTCTGCCTTGTTGTTGATTATAGGCACAACGAGGTTGTTCAACATCTTCTTTGCTTCATCATCCTGCCAAACGAAAGATACGCCCGACTTCCTTGCTATCCTTGACAATAGCCAGTTTACGGTCACACATGGCTGCAAGAATTTTGGGGACGTTTTATATTCATCCACCGCCACATCATCGCCTACGAAATCCTCCTTATTATCGCCATCTATCATTTCGTGCATAGGTGTCAGCCCGGTAACTGATAGCGACAGAGTGCTGTAATATTCGGCAGGTGCATTCACTACGAGGTATGCAGCTCTAGCCTCTCCTCTGATGGTGTATACTTCCAGCGTCTCATCTTCTCCGCTCACGGATATAACCCGCATGTACTTATCCAGTACTGCATAGCTTCTATAATCGCCCTTTCCTTGCGCTTGCACATTTGCCGTTGATGATGGCAAGAAGGGGATGAGAGCACAAATCGTGTCCGATGCGTTCTCTATATTTCCACTGATGTACTTTCCGACCTCTGCGCCAGTTCTGATGCGTCCACGGCTAGCCGAGTATTGTGTCGTGGTATACTTATTCCTCTGCACCAGATTAATACCAAAGTTATCTTTGCTTTCAATTCGGTATGGGTTGTAATAAGCAAAGAATATTCCCTTGTTCACGGCTTCCTCCCTTGTGTTTGGTTTGTTGTACTTTTCAAAAAGCACTCTGTCTGTCACTCCCAGTTCGTTCAGTTTCATTCCGCTCTCAAGTAGCTTCGTGAACGCTGGCATTATACCCCAGTAAATTGAAACCTCAATGTTTTCCTCGATGCTCAGCACGTTCAATCGTCCGTCCTTGATAATTTGCACACCTCCACGGAAATAACTGCACTGGTGGAAAATAAAAGGGTATCTGCTGCCGCTCTTCGGTCTGTCCGCTTGCTGCAAAACTGAAAGGTTGTGCACCGTCCGTGGTAGCTGGATGGTGTACGTGTAGTTCGAGGTCATTTTCGTGACGTCACGAAAAAGGTTGCTCTTAATGTCGAGCACCACATCGGTGCTCTCCGGCAAATCCATCAAAACACCGTCTATATAAAGTTGCTGGTCTGTCATAATCTCTGAACGTTAATGTTATTTATTATCATTTCGCACACGAAATCCTGCAAGCAAGCTGTGCTCTTCGTGTAGCTTCCTGCCTTGATTGTTACGCTCGTCCACTGGTCTTCCTCGTTCATCCAGTCTCCCCCGAGGTACATGTCAACGACTGGGCTGCTGGCTAGGTCTTGCAGCATATCGAACGTATCACTGTCAACCAACGGGGCACAAAGTTTGATTGAATCCGTGCGCTCGTATCCCTGCCTTCTTCCGCTGTCGCCAACGTAGCCGTATATGTCGCTGTATCCACACAGATTGTTGCGTATGAAACTCAGGTCGCTGGCTATTTCTCTCGTTTCCTCCCCAGACGCAAATAGCCAATAGCGAATGAATCCGTGTCGGTCAATCCAACGCAGATAGATGCCGCTCTCGGTATCGTCTCTGTCAATGCGCAGCAATAGTGACTGCTTGCCACCGGCAGATAGACAGAAAGTAAGGTCGAAAGTATTGTCAAACGTTCCCTGCTGAATCTCTCCATCGTAGTCGTAGATGTTCCAGTACCTGGCACCGCTTGGTAAGATGGCTGCATTGAAGTCTATCATGTCGGTGGTCGGAATCTCAAGCAGCTTGTTGGGTGCTCCCTCGTAACCTATAAGCAGTTTGGTGTCCGCCTTACTTAAATACATACCAAAAGAGAACGGATAGTTGGTGAACCACGTAAGGCGTTTGTAGCCGTTCCAGGTCTCCCCGAACCTTGGCGCACCCCATACTACGTTCGTAGTGAATTCGATGCTCGCAAGCTGTCCGTCTCTGTAATCGTATGCGTTAACCTCAACTCTTATGTGCTGGGATTGGTTATTGACGTCATAGTTTATCGTCCAGTCCACGCCTGAATTGATGCGTCCATCGAAAATGGCTTGCACGTATGCTTTGAAGTCTGTTATACACTTTCCGTTGAACGCCTCCACATTGTAGGCTCGTTCCGTTTTGCCCCATCTGATTATTACCTCAATACACGATAGGTTGCTTCCACTCACTCTGATCATGCAAGGCAAGAAGGCGAAGCATACTTCATCGGGATAGAAAAAAGAATATCCGTTGTTCACTGTCTGTCTCATACCGTCTCATTGTTTAGTTTGATACTTCCCACCGACTGGTGGATTAAGAAAATAAGTCGCTGTCCGAGCCGCTTCATCGTGTCGGGCACAACATTGCTGTATACGTCAGCCCTGCCGCCAGTCCGGTGCAGTTTAGAACCATTGTTGGCGATGGTGTGGGCGATGGCTCCAGCCATGCTCATGTCGCCACGCTCTTGTGGTGTATACTTGTGTGCCCGGTCGGTCTTGTAGGGGATAGGTCTTCCGTGCAGTCCCTTGTCTTTCATCCATTGCCGGATGATGCCAGCAAAGCCGTATGGTATCTTTCCTGCCCTTCGTCCGGTCTCCAGCACTCCGAATGGCTTGTGTCCCCATAGGATGGTTTCTTCCTCGCTGGGCTGCTCCACCTTTAGGCTAGCTATCGTTCGCCCTGATGCGTTCTGTCCGTTGATACGAATGTGGTTGATGATAAGCTGCCGTGCTCTCTCCACTTCCTCACGCATGATGAGCGATGCCGCCTTGGGGTCGAATTGAATGCCTCCCTTGCTCATACCTCACACCCTCCTATGCTCTGTGTCAGCTGAAGGGAGTACATTACGCCCGACACGATTGTGCTCAAACGCTCGATGATGGTCTCGTAGTACTGCTGCCCCTCCAGCGGTTCAAACTGGTGCGACTGGTTGATGGCTCGTATCATCCTCGCCCCTGCCACCTTCATTCGGTCGATGCACTCTCCATTGTCTTCTCCTTCCGCTGCCCTCGGTACGGTGTCGAGATAAGCCAGGGCAACGTTCACGGTGTCGTATACCCTGCCGTTGCGTATCTCTGTCGTGCCGCTGGCTGGGATGATGCACACGATAGCTGGGTAGCTTAGTTTCTCCAGCTTGGTGTCCGCTGTGTCCCAGTCCTCGAATAGGTAGGTGTAGTCTGGTAGCGTGTCTGCTGCCAGCTGCTTTAATGTTTCTCTGATTGTTGCCATAATTATCTAGATTTACGTTTCATTTCTTCCGCTTGCAACTTCTGCAGGTTTCGCTCGTACACGCTTCTCTTGTTGTCCATTTCCATGCACTTGTAGATGCGAAGCCATGGCGTTTTTAATACTTGGTCGTGGTCGCTGATGCCCATCCTTACCGCATACCAGTCCAGCATGCCGAATAGTCCGAACCGCAGGGTATCGATGCCTGCCTCCTTCTCCAGTCTCGTTGGCTTCGCTGTGTCTGTGCTCTCGAAGAGCTTGTTGATGCGCTCGACCTCTGCTGTTACCCAGCCGATGAGCATAACGACATCAACCGCCCTAGCCTGCTCCACTTCCTTGTGGCTCAGACCGAGGACGGTTGTCACTATCTGATACAGACTTTCCTCGCTGTCTGATAGCTGGGAAAGGTCTATCAGCTGCCCGATGGATAGCTGGTTGAGATTGTCGGGCACTTGTTTGCCTCCAACGAACGCTGGTCGTGGCTGCTTGCCGATTTTGTAGCTGGTGTGCCTTGCCACTGCCAGCCAGTACTTGAATGTAGTGTTATTATCCATACGCTTTATATTTTTTATCGTTATCTTTGTCTCAATACGTGCGCCCTAGCCGTTCCATGGCTCGCTACGGATAACTTCTTCAAGGCTACGTATCGTATTGCGTCTATGCCGTGGTTAAATGCGTCTATAGGCTGGTTCGTGGTCTCTCCATCCCTTGACTTCTTCCACTTGTATTGCTGCATGTTCCCGATTATGCCGTGGCTGCGTCTTGTTATGTTGATGCGGAAACGCTTCAAGATGTCGATACCGTTGTTGATACTGTCCGCTCCCTTGGTGCTGCCGATTATCCACAGCCCTCGGTTGTGTATCTCCTGAATGCTCTTAGGCTCTGCCGAATCCGCAATGATAAGGTCACGTTTCGTCCGTCCTTGCTCCTTGCATCGGTCTGCGATGTCATCGTTCGTCATTCCAGGCTGGTAGATTTCTTCATCCACCCATAACTCTCCGTGCGCCAATATAACGTGCTCCAGCGCAGTTGGGTCGTTGGTGAATCCGAAGTCCATACCCCTGCATTCCATCTTCCACTCATCCCTTGGTGGCAGCTTGTCAACGATGCCCCAGTTGGTGAAGATAAGCCCGGTTATCTTTCCAGTCAGTCCACGCGCATATACTCGCCAAAGTTCTGGGTCGTCAATCTCTTCAATTTTCTTGTGTTCCTGCTCAGTCAGGAATCGGTTGTTTCGGTGGTCGCTCAGGATCAATCTACAATCATCCCTGCCGATGATGTTGTTGTGCACCCAAAACCTTGCACTTGGGTTGTAGTCGATGAATACCTGCTTACGTGTTCGGATGGCAAGCTGCCAAAACACTTCGTATGGCACACCGTTCGCCTCGTTAACAAACAGATAGTCTCGCTTACCGTTCTTCGCATCCTGCGCATCTTGGTAACTCTTGAACTCGATGATTGAGCCGTTCTTTCCTCGGTAGCTGCTGTCGCTCTTGTTGTTCTTGAACCAGTCCAGCAACTCTGCCCTTGTGTGCAGGATGGTGTCGAGGTCTCGCATGGCTCCCACCTTTAGGTTCGGAAGGTCTTGACCGCACACCGTGATAATTACCCTTGGATGCTCAAAAGAAAGCACTATAAGACGCTGCATAATGGTGTATGTCTTCCCCGAGGACGTGCCTCCTTGGTTTACTAGAAACCTTGGCTTCACGTCCGCATTCGGGGCATACAGTTCACCAATAACGTCAAATAGTGCCATTCTTACAAACAATAAAACTTAAAACAAAATTATGGTAAAAAAATTATTCTTTATCCAATCCCTCACGCTCGATTACTTCCTGCTCGCTGGATGCGCACTGGTGTCCCGAGTTGATGTAGCGTACCTCGATGCCGCCTTGGAAGCCTGCGTTCAGGTCGAGCACGACCTTATCCAGTCCGAGCAGCTTGCAGATTTGCGTCTCTGCCTTGATGATGATGTCGAGGTAGCGTGGTTCTCCGAATCCTCGCTTCTCGGCATCGTACATTATCGCCTTGACGGTCTCGATTGAAATCTGCTTTCCTCGCTCATCAAATAAAGGCTGTCCATGCTGGGTTGATTTCTGCAAGTGGTAGTCTTCCTTCGACTTCTCCCAGGCTTCCCAGGCTTCACGTATTACCAGCTTCAACCTTGCCACCTCGCTTGTTATCTTTTCGTCCGTGTCGGTCAGTCTCTCTTCCCTCCACTCCTTCAATAACCGCTGAATGTCGCAGTGCGCTTGATTGTATTTCGGTCTGTCGAGCCGTTTCCTCACCTCTGCCGTGATTTCTCGCTCCGTCCATCCCTTGCGGTATAGGGGTGCGATAATCTGAAGGCGGTTCTCGATGTCGATTTTCTGTGCTCGATGTTTGTTGTTATTACCTTGTGGCATACGATTCTGATTTTAAAATTTCGCTCCGTTGTACTTGTATACGATGTTTCCCTCGCTGTCTCGTTCGTCATCTGGCAACATTGCCCCTTCGAACATCTTGTATGGCGAGTGCGCTGCCTGCGGATTGTTCCAGCACCACTTCATGTAGTCGGCTGCGCTCATCGTGTAATACTTCGAGTACTTCTCTCTTGTTCCCAGGTTCATCGCCTTCTCCAGTCTCGCCCTCAAAAGGTTCTCTGCATCCAGCTTGATGTCGCTCCACCTCACGTATCCCTTGCGCTTGCAAATGTTCAGTGCTTCGCACATCTGCCCCCTGCTGTAGTTCCACGTTGGCGGCAATCCGCAGCAACTTCCGTTGTGGCAAAGTTCCTTGAAGTGTGCGTCCGATACATAAAAGCGCATTCCCAGCTGGTCGCACAGTTCCTTCATGTTCCTGAAGAACGGTTCTTTGACCTTGCGGTTCAGTCTCAGATAGCCGGACTGTACGCTGTACTTCTTGTAGAATGCGAGAATGTCGAAACCTGCCATCTTGCTGATGGTAGGCAACAATTCCCTCAATGTCGGACTTCTCGTCTCAAGACAGAAGAATTCGGTGCTCAAAGCGGTAGCCCCTCTGTTGAATGCCTCCTTGATAAGGTCGAGGTACGTTGGCGTGCTCACTCCGATGATGAAGGGTCTAAGTCTCAGCGTAGCCCCTCCTGCCCCTGCATTGGCGATGCGCTCGATGGCTTCCAGTCGTGCTTGTGGACTTTCCACCCCTCGCTCTATTACTCTAGCCTTCTCTGCATCGCTGGTGATGATTGAGAACTTGAAGTTCCAGTTCTTCTGCCCTCTGATCAAGTCCATATATCGCTCATCCTTGGTGAACCATGCTCCCTTGGTCGAGAAGCAAAGCGGATAGTCTATATCCTTGAAGAAGCGCAAAAGTTCCAGTGTCGTTCCGTACTTACGTTCGAAGTTGTCGAACTGGTCGCTCATGCTTCCCCACTGCATAACCTTGCGAGCCTTGATGTATGGCGCAAAGTCTCCACCGTGCTTGTCGGGGTCAATGAACATTCGTTTGATGCGATCAACGCTCACGTCCTTAACCTCCTTGTTCAGGTATTCCTTTTTCTTGCTGCCAATACCTCGCTGGTTCTGAGCAAAGCAATACATACAGCCAAAGCTGCAATTATTGTAAGTGTCAAAAGCCATTGGCATTGAGCAGTCGGGAAACTCGTATGTTATTCTTGGCGTGTTGCCATAATGTTCTGCCATATCCTCATGAATTTATTTTGTTGATGATAAAGTCTGCGATTTGGTCTGCTGTCTGCTTCGTGGTGTCTATCGCTACAACGTCACACCCCGCAGTTTGCCATTTCTTTGCCGAGTGTGCCGATTCTCGCTGTCCCCGGATAATATCCTTGCTCAACGTTCCGTTCGACCGTTCTGCGAGCCTTTTTTGGATTTCTTCCAGTGGTGCGTATAAGAAGATTACAATCTGTCTGTCCGCATTGAACATTGCATGCGTCAAGTTCGGACCCCAGCATTTAAGTCTCATACCTTCGCAAATGATGCAGTCGGTGCTCTCCAGTGCCTTCTTCACGATGTCCCGAAGTATGGTCGTACCGTTCAGATTGTCAACACCTCCGTACTTAACATCGTATCGCCCTGCAAATGCAACTCCCTGCTGGGTGCTGCTTATTCCGTCCTTGTAGCTCTCAATGCCACCAAAGCTTTCTATCAGCTTTCGGGCGACGGTGCTCTTTCCGCTGGCGTTGGTTCCAATGATAAAAACACAAGTCTTTCTCATATTCGAGTTATTTTTGTTAAATTTCGCCTCTGCCGGATTGAATTGTTCAGAGCGGATAGTTTATCCATTTCAAACGTTTCTCCGACTTAAACGCTAAATTTCCGACTATTCGGTTTTTTCTTTGAGTTCGTCAACATCAAAGTTGCGCTTCTCGATTGCGTCAAGTCCCAGCATGTCTGCCACGGCTTGTGCGTCCTCGCTGCGGTATACGATGATGATGCGCTGCTCTTCGTCCTCTGCTGGTTCGTAGGTCGTGGCTTCCTGCTGGATTTCCCAGGGGTTCAATCCCCATCGCTGCATATCGTCCACATCAAATGCTCCCTTTAGCTTCTCTTCGTCCCAGCTGCCAAAATAGACGTTATCCTTGATGATGAACTCGTCCGTCTCTTCATCGGATAGGCTGTCAGCAATAACGACCTCGACCTTTGGTTCTGCCTTCCACTTCTCCCAGTGGCTGCAAAGCTGCTGCTTCTCTCCATCGGTCAGTTTCACGGCAACGGTCTCTATTGCGTTCTTGATAGCTTCGTCTTCCATCTGCTCGATGTTGAGCAGGGCACGGAATCTCATGTTTCCTCCGAGGATAACTCGGTTCTCATTACAGACGATTGGTCTCATCTGCAACATCTTCGGAAACGTCAGAATACTCTCAACGAGTTTCTGCATCTGCTGTGGCTCAATGCTGCGTGGGTTGTCTTGGTTCTCCACCAGGTCGTGCAGGTTGATGTTCTCGATTTTATTCTTCTCCATTGTCTTCCTCCTTTCCTTCTTGTCTTGGTTTCAGTTCGTCAAAGTTCCAGACGATGCGGTCGATATGATCAACTCCCAGAAGCTTGGCAAGGAATGGCTCATCGGCTGGCTTGTAGTGAATGATTACGTTCTCACGTGGCAAAACGCCATCGCCCATTATCGTAGGCAAGTCGTCAGGAGTTAAGTCTTGCCCTTCGATTTCAGGAGGTAGTTCCCCTGCGAATGGGTCGCCCTTGTCTTTCTTCTTGCACTTGCTGGTGCTGCTTGCTTCAACTGGTGCTGGGTTCCAGACTGGCATACCCCAGTTCTGAAGCTGTGCGCTGTCCCATCGGTTCGCAAGGTCGTTGAAGTCCCAGTTGCCGAAGGATAGGTTGTCTTTAATCATGAACTCCTGCTTTTGTGCTTCTGTCAAGTCTGATGCGCTCACCACGGTAACTGTTGGCTGCTGCTGCCATCCCTGCCAATACTCAATCAATGCGGCTTGCTCCTCATCGGACAGACGCTGCTCTGCATCCAGCTTCACTTGAATGCCTGCTTCGTCCATCGTGACAATGTGCTGCAAGGCTTTCAGTCTCATGTTGCCACCCAATGCATGGAAGGTCTCATCAATAACAATCGGGCGCAGGGTCAACATTCGTGGGAACACGATGATGCTCTGCACAAGCTTCTGAAAGTTCGCTTGACTTATCTCTCTAGGGTTCGCCTCATTCTCGCTGACCCTTGATAGTGCGATTTCTTCTGTTTTCATTTTCTTCTTGTTTTAAGTTCGAAATTCGTGCTTATCTGGTAAACACCTCGGCAAAGATACTACTTTTTTGCTTTAGTTGTTTGTTCTTTGCACACTTTTAACTTTTTCCAACACTTCGTTTTTGTATTATCCATCAAAAGCTCTGATGGTCTTCTGCAGGGTTGTCTGTGGCTTCTGCGGTTTAACTCTGACCGGGTATCCTGCGCACACCCATGCGAGGAGAAGTGCGTCTCTCTGGTCTTGGTTCATTCTCGGCATTTTCTCTCCTGCGCTTACAAAATAAGCAATTTCGTCTTGCGTGATTTTTCCGTCTTTACCCTTCCAGCACTTCTTCAGTGGCTTGATGATTTCGCAGGGGATATTGTAGTGTTTGCAGCACTCGACAATCAAGATTCCGGTCTGATGGTTCATTCCGGTAGAGCGTCCGATTGCTGCTGCCTTGACTGCTGTCATGAACCGATTAATCACATGCCAGTTGCTTTTGTTGAGCCAGCCGCCTTCAATAACGACCTTAATCTTCTTGCAACTCTCGTTCATAGCCTTTAGGTAATCTATCAAAGCCGGGAAGTTCATTTTATAGGCTAAGAATTTTCTATCATCGAAGACTGCTCCGACACCGCTTTCTTGGTTGTCCGGGTCGATTCCAATTATAACT